ATATCCGACATGTGCTAATCCTGTTGATTAGGAATACTGGTCGTTTCACCTGAAACATCGTGCGTGTGCGAATCGTAGACCGACCTTAACTGTTCCAACGTCCCATGACTGTCCTGCACATTCCCGGATGCCGCGATATTTCCTGTAACTACAAGATTGCCCTGCAATTCAAACTGCGTGGCTTGTCCGCCGATCGACCCGTCCGATCTCAACTTCAAAAAACTTCCCGAGGCATGCACGATCCACAATTCGCCCGATGGCGCAGCTGGAGGCGATGCCCCATCGTGCCAGATGCTGCCCAGAACCACGGCGTTCTCCGGATCTCCCTCGTGTGGGATAATTAACACCTGATCGCCTGGGCTCGGCGGAGAACAAAGTCCCCAACCCACGCCAACCCAACTCGACAATAGCGGTAGCCATCCACTCAGCAAATTCTCCGGTTGAAACATAACTCGTACAGCCGCCCGCGTCGGATCGACACTACTGACGATGGCAAATCGCGGCTTACCAGCAGCCTGATCCATAGACGCTGCCTGCCCCCGCAGTGCATTAAGAAATCGGTCCATCAACCCCCCCCAGAAATCATTGCACTGCGTCCAGGACTCGCCGCCCGCGCACGTACATGTTCGACAAATCCGTTCTCAGCATCTATTATGCGTTCAACTTCATCAACCACATAGGTCTGATCGAAATCGAGACCACTTCCGGCTAGCGCCAGCTGATCACGCGCTCCGATCGCAAACTCACCCGGTAGACATGCACTAACAACTCGCTCATGTTGAGAAAGTACCCCAGCCTCGCGTAAAGCCAGTTGCTCCGCGTCAGCGATTTGCAAATTCGGCCGTACAAACACCTTACGCCAAATTCCGGCACCGCTGCCTGGAACCGAAGCTGTCGGCGAGCAGCTCAATTTCGTCCGGCTGTTCCAGCTCCTAACCGTTATTTCTATATCCCCTGCAAGCCTCAAGGAACGTTCGAGTTTGAGCGTTATGCAGTCGCTCGGAAAGATCACCGCCGGGGGTGCGCTGCTCGCAACGGGCGGACCGAAATAGAGCTGGTTTCCCGAGACATACACATCAAACTGTTCCTCGGCGGCCAGCCAGATCAAAAGGTCCCAGCCACTACGGGCTCTCCCGTAATTCCCCAGCGCCGCGCGTGACCATTCCGAGTTCCAATACCGCCCAACCAACCCCGTGGTCGAAGTTACCTGCGGCACCAACCCCACGTGTGTCGCCAGCTGCGAAGCTATGTCGCTCGCAGTCAAATTCGGGTAACTTTCCTCAACCAGATAGTCGATCAGAAGTGCCGTAAGATCCCGTCCCTCGATCTCAACCGTGCCGGCGGTCACATCGAACTCGATCAAGTCGACAATCCCGAGAAACAACGAAGCCCATCCCCCATCTATGCCGATCCGAATTTCCAGCGAAGATGCCATCCAGCCGGACCAATACCCAACGGGCGCAGCATTGAATGCAAATGTAACTTGGACGCGATCGGCTGCTGAACATGCGCTGTCAACGATTCTCGCCGCCATTACGCCGGGAATTGCTGCCCCGTCAGCTAGCGCGAGTATGACGGGTGTTCGGACCTCACTGAGTTGCAACCCCGCCTCCCGCCTGGTTATTCCGCTCCGGAATCAGCAAACTGGTGAGACCGTAAACCATCGGATCCGTGAGCTTATTCAATTCCGCGATCCGATTCCATTGTGTGGCGTCGCCCAGCATCTGAGCAGCGATCTGAAAGAGATTTCCGCCAGGGACGGTAATTGTTTTCATCTACGGCTCCAGATTTGTCAGATTTGTAACCGCTCGTGCCAAATATCCTATACCGGCCGACGCGTTCGCCATGTTACCGCACGCGGCGAGCGCCGAACTGAAACTACCCGACAGTGACGCTCCCGCAGTGGTCAACTGATTACTCAAAGTGGCCTGAGCCGTGAGCCCCGCAGCAAGTGACGCGGCATAAGCTGCGCTTCCGGGTAAAATTCCCCCCGCCGTCATAGAGGTCTGAAATCCCGTAACACTCGTATATTGCCCAGCCGTAGCCACGTCCGCCGCGATCAAATCGATGGCCGCTACAACCGCTTCGGTCACCGGTGACGAAAGATCCTGAACCACTGCGCAGGACACCGTGTAGGGAATCCACGACGGGCTGCGATAATCGGCGACAAAACCCTCAATCAAGACTTCGAAGGAGTAAATATCCCAACTCAAATCCAACGGCGTTCCGGCCAACCTCAACCGATCCAATTCGCACGCCCGGGCAGAAGCGTCGGCGCCGGAAAGTACTCCTCCCCACTCAATAGTTTCTTTATCGCGGCCAAGTACATCGATAATCTGCGCCCCGCTCATCAGGCGATGAATCGCCAGCCGTTGCTTCCCTGTCAAACAAATCGATGCCGGAACCTCAAACCCTTGAAAGCTGATATCTCCGAGTGTCAAAGTAATATCCGACATCACCACAAGCTCCCAACGCCATGCCAATCCGGCCCCAGACGCGTATCAAATCCGCTCGCCGCCGCCGGGGGCAGCAATGCCTCTCGCACCAACCGATCGCTGAGTTTTCGTTGCATGTCACGACTCTGATTATTTCCGGCAGTGCCACCCATCTGTTCGTTACTCGCCGCGACCGGAACGCCTCCTTGCTGGCGCGCCGTTGAACTGGCGTGATTCACCGGGGCCACCGACCGCCGTGCGATCCCGGAAACGGCCGTTAGCTGGCGCCGCCCTACTGCCGCTATTTTGTCGTTCCCGCCGACCCTTATCGCGCTCTTTGCCGCGGACTGCGCTTCAGCTCCGAGCCTCACCGCGAAGCGGTTAAGCCCCGCCCGTATGCCCCCGGCGCCTAACCGAAATCTACTCACGAACGCCGTTCCGCCGCCGACTGCCGTCCCGCCAAGCCGGGCAGCCACAGCTCCGACACGGCGGCCGGGTGCATCCGCAAACAGCCCGGAGCCGCCCATAGCGACCCGCTGAACCGGCCAATCAGGCCGCTCGGATCCCGGAGCCAAATTCTGGCTTTTAGTCCGCGAGGAAGGCGAAACCGCCGCAGGTTGCCCCAATCGCAAGCTCTGCGTGCCAACCCTCATCGCGACACGCCCCGCGCTTAGGGCTTCGTGGGCAGGGTGTTTCACAAATCGTGCGCCAGCAACTCCCATTTGTCGTCCGACCGCGAATCGCGCGGCAATGGCTGCCATTCGTCCGGCGACCACCAATCGCCTAAGCTGTGCGGCATCGATCGCCCTTCTCGGCAATCGCAACGTTCCAAGTGCCGCATTCACCGTAACTCCGCAGTAGCGCTCGAAAGGATTGCTCATTTCTGGTCTCTCCAACGCATAGAGTAGAAGTCGAATGTTCCGCCATCCAACGTCCCAAGCGCCACCACCCAAGCCAGGCGGTCCTCAATCTCTAAGGAGAACGCCACATCAAACGGCACCCCGTTCTTCACCAAATAGAGGCAATCGATCAGATCGGGGTGCCGGCTCAGTTTCCCGCGTAAAGCACCTGTTGCTCTACCGGCAACTGGTCAGCAGGAAGCACCGACGCCGCCGCTTCAAGCCCTTCGTCGCCGAGCCGTGAGATGAGCGCCTCCAGTTGTGCCTCAGATCCAGGGGCCGGCAACGGCACTTCATCCATAGATGTAACCGACACTGCCAACAAAGCCAGTCCCAAATAGGCGGCGTTCTCCGACAGCACCGGTCCGAGAGCTTTGAACAGCCGTAAACGATCGACTGCGTTCAATCGTCGTAACACCAAACGCCGCCCAAGCGTGTCCCGAACTTCGCTAGTGCGAACAGCCGCGCAGATGATCTTTTCAGATGGGCTCATATCTACACTCACATCCGCTGCCGCGTGGATGCAAAGAAGTCAAGTTTCTGTTTCACACCACTGTCGCCTTGCCACACTCCCGCCTCTGTGAGACGAACAACGACGTTCGAGTACTGCCACGTCGAAACCGACCCATCGGTCTCATTGATATACTGGTACAAAGTCGAAAATTGCATCGCGCCGCCGGCATAATAATTCTGTTCGGTCTGGTTGATTAGGTCTTCGGCGGCGCTCGACCCTCGTTCAATCTCGAACTCGCCCTCCCAGCCACGTGGCAAATTGGTACCCAGATTAGTACCGTCTAATCGCGTTACACGAATCTGCTGCGTCAATTGACGCGCCTCAAACCCGGTCACATGCGTAAGATCCACGCGCCCCGAAGGACCGATCAACACCAGTTGGCAATCGCGTCCAACCGAAAACAAATTACTGCTTGCCATCCCTCAGTTCTCCCTAGACCTGGCCCGAGGGCAACGTCTGGCTCTGAATGCTCACTGTCTGTCCGCCTTCCAGATTGATAATGAATATCTCATTGATCGCCTGATACTGGACCTGTACATCGCATTGCACATATCCGATGGACGTGCGTGCGATCGGATTATTCGACGCATCGCAGATCACCGAAAACGGTGATGTCGTGCCAGCCGATGCCAAGATATTCTGAGACACCAAATTCTGCAGGAAGGACATCACTGTGGCGCGAATTTGCTGAAACAAGCTATTATTCACTAACTGTCCAACATAAACCCCCATACCGGCATTCAACGTCGCCGCAAGATAGTTCGTCATTCTGGTGTAATTATCGCCGTTAGTCGCGGCGTCGCTGCTTGAATTATGGCCGCCGCGAACCCCCCAATAGTTACCTCCCGGCTGCGGGTTGGCGATCACGTCAATCCCGGCCCACAACAACGCAGACAGATCCGCTGATGAATAAGTCGACATCTGCGGACTCCCTGGAATGGTCGACTTCTGAGTGCCAACGACACCATATAGTTGCTTGTTCAGACTGGATTGTTCAGGCGACAGGTTTCCTAGCCGTCCCGCTACAAATCCTTGTGGTGAAACCAGCCTGGTAACGCCATTTACTTGATCTTGCCACCATGCCCAATCGCCGAACATCAACTTTGCGGCATAAGAGTCGAGGCCCGCGGTGGCCTTAACCGTAACCGCATCCTCAATCGTGTCTCCCGCTGGACCGACCAGGATCATATAGATACCCTCAGAAAGCCCAAAGGCCGCCTGTGTTGTCCACTGCGTGAAGTCATCTGCATCAGTCAACATTCCAATCGAGCAACCTTGGCCGCGCAGCGCATACATCCCCTTGCGAGGCACGATATCCTGACCCACCTGGGTCTCGGCGGTCACGCCGGTTGCTCCATCAGTCCCGCCGGAAAGACCCAAATTAGTGCCTGCCGAAAAAGCCGCCCCTCCACCAGGCGCCGTGATCATCACTAATTGCGATGCTCCCCGCGCGACGCCTTGGCCCGAATTCACAGCCGCGGCGAACGCGGCCCACAACGACGCGCCCGTACCCAAAATGTTATCAAATACCTCTGGGAACAGCCCCGGCGCCGCGACCACCATGCGGTACGATCCAAATTGCGTCCCTGGCTGCAGCGAGATCGTGAGCAAGTTGCCCAAGCTCCCGGTATAGCGCGCGGAAGCGATGATGCTCGCTTCCGTCCCGCTCGGCATATAGGTCACGCTCGCCGCGAGATCGGTTCCGTCCGACACTCGCACACAGCGAAACGCTTGTGCGCCCTGCTGCACAGCTACCGCCACTGCGGTCCCCATATCGTATTTGCGCGCCTGAACAGCGCCAAAATACTGCGCGTAGTCAGTCATGGTGCCGACGATAACCGGTTGATTGACGGGCCCCCAAGTGGCGCTGCCCACTACTCCGATCAAGTTGGTCGGAACCCCATTCAGGACCAGATTCTGTGGAGCGACAATCTGTACGTAGAGATCCGGCACAATAAGCGCGGTTGTATTCACCGTGCCCTGCTGAACAATCGGCATGAATTAATCCCCAACTAGAATGAAAATGCGCGCAGGCGCAAATACGCGGCTCGCTGACTTATGAGTAACTAGTAGACCCGTTTAACCCCAGACCACCAAACATCATCTCTGTTGCTGTCATCGACAAAGTAGTAGCGTACTCCACATGATACGTAAGATCTCGTCGATATATACTTGCGATTTGATTTTGATCCTGGCTCACTGTATCGCCAAATACTACTCTGCCACTCGAACCGTCTGCGAGAGCAACGAATCTTAACGCAGCTAGACCTAAGTCCACCCACGCCACAGCTGCATCACGCAGTTGTGGCGTCGAGCAATAGAATATAATTGAGAAGCTCTGCCTCTGGCGCCGAATCTCTTGCCACTGACCCACATCCGCGGCCGCGCGCCCAACCACCGAAATGGCCCCCGGCACGGTTACGGTATCGCCAGAACTGATCGCCGCAATATTCCCGGCGACCATCGTGGCCAGTTGCGCGGCCACGTCCAGTACCGTATCGCCAGCAACTGAACTATAGACATAGGGAACACCATCGACGAGCAGCCCCGCCAATTGTCCGATCCCTGCGGTACC